ATCATACCTTCTATTTCACTAAAAATTCCTTTTCCATTACCACCCATATCTTCTGGACCAAAAAACTTTAACCATAATTCTTTATTTGATGATTTTTGTACAACGGGTAATCTTACATATTGATATGGTTGTTCCATTGAATTGCCTGGATTTTTAGGATCTTCGTATGATAACAAATATCCATTATTGTCTCTCAATGGATCTGTAGCATCAAGTGCCGAACCAGATATGGCAGCTCTTTTCGTGTCTTCTTCTAAAGATTTTAAAAGTTTATGTTCATCTGCATCTTGTACAGTTTTATAATATTCAGAACTTCTAGCTTTACTATATCTATATGGCATTTTATCTCACCACTTTAAATTCATATCCGTCATCATATACTAAAGATGATTCATCTGCTCCACTTCCACTTACTACTTTAATTTCAAACTTATAATGTCTTTCTGGTTGAAACCCATCCATCCACAAATTAAAATAGTTACCTATACTATCACAACTAACAATTGAACCTGTTCCAAATGGAACTATCACATCATCAGTTAAAGAATCTTTTACTGAATAGTAAGTTCCTTGGCCAAGAGTCTGACTACCACTCGGTAAAGATTTTACAGTTAAAGCTGCAGGTGTTGTTTCAAATCCTCTTGTTGGATATAATTCTCTACCTACCAATCTAAATTTTACTTTTGATTTTTCTTTATATTCTGATTTAAGATTTTTAAAATAAACAGTTAAATTATCTAAATCGGATGAAGCTAAAGCACTTAAACTGCCTGTACTCCAAACACTATCATCCCACTCTACTTCTAACTTTGGTGGAAATATTGTATTTGTTTCTCTTGAGAAAAACTTTAAGTGTCCGAAATGTGTAGAATTGCCTTCGGCTGAACCTGTTGCGGTAGTTGGATCGAATATTGTATACATACTTTCTGATGTTATTATATTTTGTCTCTTTACAATAAGCCCATTGTTTGGAAATACTGAACTTGAATAAATATGATTCTTAACTAAATCACTTACATCCATTCTAATATCTTTTGTTTCATAAACTAAATTTTCTGAAGAACTAACTTCATATTGACTACTAATACTTGATGTAAACCAAGCTCCACCTTGTGTATCACTTCCACTAACCCATTGTGTTTTTGTAGTATCATTATCGCGATATTTCCAACTTGCTCCATCACTTAGTATTGGATCTCTGCTATAAAATCCAGTTCCACCTGCCCAACTTCCACTTACCATATAAGTATATAGAGTTTGTTCTACTGCTAATTCTTCTGAACTTGCATCGTATAAATTTAAATAATACTTTGCGGTACTTGGAATAACTCCCGAATTTACTTGATTGGTAATGTAACTATAATCAAATTTGACAAGTATTCGTGATACTCCAACCGATGTACCAGTTGAATTAACTTCTTTCCTAACTTCTAATATTTGATCAATTCCTGTGTTAATTGAAGAACTTACATTTCCCTCATAAATTGTTGCATCTACTACTGGGTACTCAAAATAATACATTATACATCTCCTACTACTCTACCCTCAATATCTGTATTTGGGAATTTTAATTCAAAAATACACGGGTCTAATGATGGATATATTATACCATCTTTAGTTGCTGATTGTAAATCATATACATGACCAGTATAGCCACTTGCTGTGTCATATTGGTTTTCAATAACAACCATTTGTTTTTGTGGATTATCATCTCCTGGTGGTACAATACTTGCCACACCGTCCACTAATGAAATTGCATAAGCAATATCACTTAATATAATTGGTTGTCCAATTTGCCACCGTTGTATATTAAAATGTTCTTTAACTGATTCAATTGCCCTTAACAATACTTCATTTTTATTAAAACCTCTTTGGGTAATAAGTGCAAATCTAACACTAATGTTTACAATGTAAGCATCTTTAATATTAATTGCATCTGTTAAAATTCTATATTGTGATAAATAAATTTTTAAATTATTTTTTACTGCATCATTTAATGTTACTAAATGTTGATTTGCATCATATCCTAAAGTATAGAAGTTTAATGCTAATGGATTTGGTAAAGTACTTATAGATTTATTCACAGATATTTTACCATACTTAACAATTAACTTAGTATTCTCTTCTAATTGTTCATCTTGTACAATAAAACATTTAGCAATATTACCATACTTTTGTGGTAATGAATAAACTCGAATAATATAATCTTCTTTTGTAACGGCTCTATTTTGTGCATTAAAATAAGCTAACGCATTTTGTCTAACTTGTTCATTTGATTCACCAGCTGAACCACCAACGGCCGTCTCTGGATTATTAACAGCAAAACTTGATTTCACATCACTTACTTTAGTACTGTCCAACCCTGATTCAGCAAGAGTCCATGAAATATTACCTTTATTTTTAATTGTATTAGATAATGCATTATCTTTAATAGAACCACCATAAGTATATGTTACAGTTAAAGTAGTATTACTTGGTGCCAATCCAAAAGTTTTTGTTTTTAAAAAATTACTTGGATCAAATGACTCATCTAATTTATTAATACCCATTGATAATGAAGAACCAACATTATCTGGATTTGGAATTATTTCTTCATCTGGATTTGAACTAATACCTGAACCAAATCTTATTTCTGTTTTACCATCACTACGAACATATGTTGTAAATCTTTTAGCAGTTTTAATTAACTTTAATAAAAATGGTGATTCCTTTTTATGTGTTGATAAATCAGGACTATTCAAATCAGAATTTTCCATTGAAGCAAAAACAGTATCTTGAGCTAAAAATGGAACTTCATACCATTTCTCTTCTTTACTATCTGTTATTGAAAGTATATCGATTATTTTATCATTACTTAAAATAACTTTATCAAATTTAGTAGCATTACCAAATATAAATTCTTGACTTATTTTAGTACCTGATTTTGCTATTCCTTTTTTAATTAATTTATAATGAGTTGGATTATCTCCATCATATTTAGAAATTGTTGTTACCATAGTATCTAATGAACTTGATGTTTTAAAATTAACATCATCCAATAATCTAAATGTCGTTCCGTCTGTTGAAGTTACAGTACTGTTTCCATCTAAAATAGGAGCATAATCTAAGTCTGGTTGATAGGTTGTACCAACTAATTCTGCAGGAACTTCTACACTAAACTCACATATTGCTGTAGCAGGACTTGATAGTTTTGGGATGTATCCAAATGATTGTGCAATTTTAAATATATTTCTTCTTTCTTCAGCAGCATGTAATAGTGATTCACGATATTGATTATCAATATAAAATGATAATACATCACCAACATATGCTGTCATTTCAATAAACATCATACCTGGACTTGATTCATTAAAATCATTGTATGTATTTGGAAAATATGTTTTTGCAAATTCTATAAGATTACTTCTTATATCAGAAAATTCTCTACCTAAATATTGAACTTCTTTTTTCACTACTTTTTGATTTGTATTATAATCTACAGCCATTTTATCCTCCTGTTTCGAAAGTAAAAGTTAATGTTTCTGGAGCATCGGGGTCATCTACATCCACTATAAACTCCATTGTAACTATTATAGTATTTGGATTAGAATCTTTATATATTGAAACATTTTGTAATGTAATATATGGTAGCCATACTTCCAAAGCCTCTTTAATTGACTGAGTAATAGATTCTTTAAGTACATCTAATTCCATTGGTTCAAATATTATACTCGGTAAATTAGAACCAAAGTCAGGCTGTCCTGCTCTCTCACCCTTTTGGGTTAATAATAAATTTTTAATATTAGATGATGCTTGATCTTTAATAGTACCTGAGCGTGGGAAAAATCCCTCAGTTCCTACACCATATCCTAAAGGAAACTTTAATCCAAAAAATGAATCTTCATCAGCATTTAATGCTGCTACTGATGGATTATTAATATCTCCTGTGCTCATTATCTTTTACTACCCTTTGTTTGTTCTATTGCTTTCATTACACCTGAATAATCCCTTGTTAAAGCATCTTGTACATGGTCTGGAACTTGATTTGTTGTAACTCCAGCTTCTTTCATAGTTTGTACTGCTCCAACTTCTCGTTGTGTTTGTTTATCACCACCATAACCTAATAATTCTGATGCTCGTGTTGAATCAAATGTTCCACCACCCATTGTTGGGTATTCGTCCATTTGACCATTTCCTTCAATCCCACCAACGGTTTCATTTAAAATATTATTCAAAGTTGTATTTGATGTATAATTAACCTTCTCTCGTTTCTTATACTTTTTTATAATCGGTTCTTTAAACTCTTTTTTAGCAAGTGATTGTAGTGAAGTAGATTTCTTCTCGTTTATAAATATCTGTTTCACTTGTTTTTTAACTTCAATTCGTACTACTTCTTGTATTATTTTTACAAGGGTTTTTTTAGTCATGATTAACTCCTTTATGCACCACCTGGTACTTTATAACCTGTAAATACAGTTGGTACAGTTCCCAATGGAACTCCAACCCCCTGTACTTGTTTTGAATGTGTGTCAAATGCTTTTATTAATTGATCAATAAAATCATCTACACTTGTATTTTTAATTCCTTCTGCATCAATAAATGCTCCAGTTACACCTGGAACTACTACAAGACACATATTACTTGAAACGGCTCCTGTCCAATATATTTTTAATGCTATATCTAATGCTACTGAGAATGGTGGAAGTGGTAATGGACTTTTCAAACACATATTTAACATTCCTGCCATTAATTTTTTTAAAGGTGATTTAACTATTATTCCTGGAACAGTTGCACTTCCTTGTCCTTTTTGTGTTCCACCAAATGGTGGTACTGCTGTTTTAACTGCTTTATCATATGAATCAGCAATTGCCGTTCCTATATCATCACCTTGTTCTAAGGCTGCTTTATACTCAACTCTAAATAATTCCCAACCGATTTTTTCTGCCATTTTATTCTACCGTATTCTTTGGACTTTTTATTGATGGTACACCTAAAGTACTTTTTAACTTTTGTAATATTGGTTGTCCTGGAACAACTTTTACAGGACCTGTAGGTGCCAACAATCCAGTTTCTATTAGTGTTAAAATATCATTCAACACTGCTTCTAATTTATCTCCTAAAACTAATGGTTCGGTTGCACTTGAACTACCAATCTTTGTTACTGGTGATTCAATAACAACTTCTTTAACCGCTCCTATAGAAATATTGTTATGACTAAACATTCCAATATCTCCACCATTCTTAGTATTAAATATAATCCTATCCGAACTTAATAGAATATTTTTACCCTCATACGGAGCTGTAACAACTTTACTTTTAATTCCTGGAGTAAACTCCAATGTTTGATTTGTTGTTAAATAAACACTTGAACCATCTGTATCAATCTTTTCTTCTACTGGTTGTTTTGGTTCAGGAAAATCATCTTTAGATTGTCCAACATTTAAAATAATATTTGGTGAATCAAGATTTTCTTTTTTTATATCACTACCAATTCTTATAGAATTTCCATGTCTACCTTCAATTATTACATCACCCTCGTGTGGTAATAATTTGCGAGCATCTTTTGCCTTCTCAAAATAATATCCAACTTTTCTACTATTTGGACCAACATCCTTCATATTAAGAACTTGTCTACCATCTTCACTAACATTCCCATTTGAAACTTTTGATCTACTAATTGAATGTTGTGTATTGAAATTAGGATTTCCAAATACATTTAATTGTGTTGTATAATAATATTGTCCAAGATATTGAACTCCTATCACAATCTCCCCAACTGCAGGTACAAAATTTAAACTTGGATTTATTGGTTTATAACTTCTACACTTATCAACCTTTAATCCTTGTTCTGAATAAACAAATCTACCAATAATTCCACCAATATAAGAATAATCTGGGTTACCACTATTTTTACCTTTCTGTTTTGGAAAA